AGACTCTTTCATCGCCTCATTCAGCGGCCATAGGAACATAGCCGCCCTTGTCTTGCCTGCGTGGGGCATGATGGCCATCAGTTGTTCTAGCGTAAGCATCAAATCATCCTGGTCGATTCGTTGATAAACACAACAGCAACCTCAACCTCCATGCGGCTTCCGGATTGGTTGCGAAGCACCATCGAGAACCATGTTTTTCGCTTGTTTATCAAGCCCTTCATTCCGTCGTGCCTAATAACGGTCGGCTCCTCGCTAAACGTCCTCGCTGGATAGCTATATGTCGTGTCGCCGGGTATCTCGATATCAACCACCATTGCCGCCGAAGATTTGCCGGCGACATAGACGCACTCGGGCGATTTGATGTTCAGCGAGTCAAATCCGACACGCCCGCAATCAAGTGCGCAGAAAATATACGTGCCGAGGTCGTCGCTTCCTTCAAGCAGGCTCATTCCTTCTGAGTCCATGCCGTATTCGTCGCCGTCGATAGTCGCGTAGGAATTGAAGTGCCAATGCGAGTAGCGAGAAGTGGCGCTATTGGCGAGGTTCATGCAAAGCGTCGTCGAGTCATCAATGTATCGCTGGCGTGCGGCCGTGAAATCTGGCGAGACTTTCTTGCTGTACGCCGCCGTGCCGTCGAGACTGATCACCACATGCGTCATGCCGTCACGCTCGCGCACCCATGCCGAGCCAGACTGTGCCACAGGCGCAATAAATCCTTTTTCTCGCTGCGGCAGCGTCACTGAGCCATCCCCGGCACCGAACACAATCCCCTCGTCCGAGTACCAGCCTGCGACCGGGCTTGTTGTGTCAGGATGATAGAAAGCCGTGCCAGACGCCGCGCCGAATGGCAGCTTCTCGACGGGCTCGGCGGTGGCGATGTCCGTGCCGGCGTAGAACCATGTCCTGTCAGCGACGACGAATACACCAGACTCGACGGAGATCACGATTGACCCCGTGGCGCCAAGCCGAATGAAATCCTGCGCAGGGTTGTAAAGACCGTAGTCGTAGGGCCTGGAGTAGTAGAGGAATTCTCCTTTGAGCGACAGCAGCCGGCCATTGTGAAAGGCGATTGCATCCCCTGCAGGAAGTGGCCGGAGAAACGCCCGGTCGCGTATCTGGCGCCCTTCTGGCAAGTCGGTGATACTGACGCTTGCAGTCACAGAAGAAACTGTCGTGGCGCGTTGTAGCACTTCTCCGTCGCCCCATGTGCAATAGACGACAAAGTTATCCGTTCCCGATGCCGCAGCCGGCAGCGTCAGTTCGATGCTTCCTGTTGTCGAAAGAGTGATTGACTCGATAGTCGATGCGTGGCTTTCTTCGCCGTCGTCCATTGAGTGCGTGATGCAGACCCGGTAATCTCCGGGAGGCAGAGATCCAACCCCGGAGATTACGGACACCAGATCGAGAGGCGCAGGCGCCGCCCAGGGCGAATCCGTGTTGTCGGCGTTGCAGCGGCCTGACGCTGTGCCGTTGCTCCACCACACTTCGCCGCCGCGCTCCGCGTAGCTGACAGGATCAGTGCCCAGGCCAGCGCGCAGAGATGTGATGACCAGCGGATTGACGGCAGTAACGACGCCAAGCTCTGACCCGTTCCTGATCATTACCTTCTCGCCTTGATTGCTCAGGCCGGCGCCATTGTCGATAGCGACCGTCTCTGAGTAACCGGAACGAGATACCGCGTTGCCCTCGTCGGTGAAATCGACATTCAGCGCGTCAAGGCAGGCGCCGGCAGGAAGAACATAGTCCCGCTTGCTATTGACGATGCCGAGAGGCCAAGGGCCAAGGCTTGCTTTGCGTTGCTTAGGCACTGGTGATTCCTATCGCATGAGGGGCGATGCTCGCTACAAATGAGCACCAAACGGGTTTTGGCGACGGAGAGAATGCGGCGATCGCTTCTGATTCTGGAAAGATCGCCGCATCGACAGAGCCCCGGAACAGGCGCACCAGATCACCGTGAGCATCCATCGAAATGTCGGCGATACCGAAAGCCGAGACGCCACGAACGGCGATCCCGATAGCCTCCGGCGAAAGGTCGGCGATCCCATCGGCGTAGTAGGTCGGCCGATACGCCTCGCCCAACGCATCGGGTAGCAGGTCGGTTTGCGATTGGCACAGATAGACGAAGACCGCAGTTCCGGCAGCAAGCGGCGACAGGCTTGCATCGCCGGCCGCCGAATACACCATGTCTGAGCGCCCGAGCGCATCCGGCGTGATGTCTCCAGCAACACTGGCAAAGAAGGTCCGCCAAGCCTCGCCGAGAGCGTCCGGGGCGATGTCCGCTGTACTGAACGCATACTGGTGATTGGCCTCGCCGAGAGCATCTGGAGCGATGTCAGCCGCGCTGAATGCGTGCTGGTGATTGGCCTCTCCAAGAGCGTCTGGCGCAATGTCGGCATCGGACCACGCCAGGGAAGCGGGCGGGGTGACGAAGTTGACGCGGTCCCACCTTGGGGCAGAAACAGCCTGCCCTGTCCCGTTGAAATCAACGGCATTCCATGCTGGAGGTGAGTACGCCACTTCGGCATTACGTCATGCGGAATACGAACGACGAGAACGCAATCGGCCCGCCGGCAACAAGTACGTTCGTGACCATCTGAATAACCGCGCCGCTGCCGACGACGCCCACATCAACGTCCACAACGGTCAGTCCGGTGCTGTCGGCAATCCTTGCCCACGTGGCTGTTCCTGACGCATCTGCGGCCGAATCACCAACAATGGTTCCGATGGTAAGCGACCCTGACGGCGTTTCAGATCCGCAAGTAGTCGGCATGGTGCATGTTCCGAGCAGCACTTGTGCACCAATGCCTGTTTCTGCGCCGGTCTGCGGCAGCGTACCAGTCGGCATCGATCCGGTGTAAAACTTGATCGTTGCGCCGGTTGCTCCTGCATCGAAAAGCGTTTGCAGCGCGCTCATTAGCGCCCATGAAGCTACTCGCGTGAAGTGGTACGTTGCCATTTGTCGTCGCTCATAAAAAAAAGCCCCGCAGGAGCCTTGTGGTTGTTGCTGTGATCGTTAGCCGGGGATTACCCGGTCGTAGATGGCTGCGTTCTCGCCTGAACCGCCGTCGACAAGTGGGTAGGTTGCTGTGTCGAACCGCATAACGACGTGCTCTGAGAAGTCGGCAGGATAGATTGTGTATTCGCCAGTAACCGCGTCAGACACCGCATATCCGGCCAGTGCGAGCGTGCCGCGTTTCAAAGCAACGACGACGTTATCAACCTCGGCGCCAAGGTCATCATAGACCGTGCCTGAAATCATCGGGCGCGGGAATGGCAGAGAATCAGGCGTGAAAGTTGTAGAGTGGCCTCGTCCGTGTTTGGTGATCCTGATCGGACCGATGTACCCATTCAGGCTGCGATAGTCGCCACTTGTAGCGGAGAATCGTCCTCCGATGTTCGCCACTGTCTGCGTATAGTTGTTGGTGTCGGTGTAGCTTGACCCTTCCTGAACACCATCAATGAACAGCCGCGTAACACCAGATACCCTAGAAAGGGTGACACGCTTGAAAGCCGCTCCAATTTCCGTAGTTCCGACAATCCTATTCGCCCCATTGACGTACAAGTAGACCTTGTTCGCCCCTGTTGATCCAGACCCACCATCAACAAACAGCCCTATAGCTACAGAGGGCTCTGCAGTCCTGAAGTCGATAAGATTGCCTGCGTTTCCCGCTCCAGTCGTCGTTTCCCCTGCCTTGTACAGCGGGAAGTCAATATCGAAATCGCCAGTTCCGATAGCGAAATCAGCATGAGATATCGTCAGGTAGTCATTGTTGCCGTCGAACTTTGCGCTTGACGAACAGCCTGCAGGATATTGGGCTGTGCTGATCTGCGCGTTTCCTGCGACAGTGACAGTGTGTCCTTTGACATCTGTAATCGTCGTGGAGCCGTCTGCGCCTTCAAACGGGCAGAGCAGAACAACGCTCGACCACTGCGCATCAATCGCCATCGCTCGCCCTCAGATACGCCACTTCGCGCCCGTCGTGCGCAGTTTCCGCGCAGTGATCTGGCAGGCACAAGTCAAGCTCTCGACCTTCGGGGCGAAGAGACTCAAGGCCGCGCGTGCCGAGCCGCAGTCTGTAATGGCCGAATCCTTGCTCGATCAGGCGCGAGATGTATTCGGCGGATTGTTTGGCTGTGGTCATCGCGTCGTCTCACGAGTCAGCGTCAGCTCGTACTCGCGCACACGATGCACAACACCAGATATTTCGACTTCAAGCTGCGCTGTCGCTGTGGTCCATGTTGCAGCCGAGCTTGCTGCGTCGTCGAGCGTCCACGTGATTGTGTTTTCGTCGTCGTCGATCACGATCCCGCCATTCTCTGTCGTCAGTACCACGTAGGCGGTCGTTCCGGCGAATGAAGAATGCAGAGCCCATGTCACCGTCCCGTCAGTTGTCAAATCCACTGGCTGCGACACGGCAGAAGTCCCTGCCTCAGTGCAGATGTAATGCGTTCCGACGTTGACGTGCATAACATCGCCAACGACGTAAGCCGTTTCGTTGATTCGAGGGTATGAAACCCCGCGACTCGCAGGCGTCCACTTGTCGACGATGTGCATCCGGGCCGTTGCGCCAGTCAGATCGACTGGAATCTGGTAGCGAATCGCCCCGCCAGAGACATAGGCGCCGTACCCGAACGAACTCACGCCATCTAGCGTCAGCGTGTCTGCCCCGGTAGATGTGATAGAGAATTTGTCAGAGTCGCGCGGAGGGTTGCTCTTTGCGTTTAGCTGCGTCATTCCTTTGACGTCAACAATTGCTATAGGCCACCCTGTTTTAAGGCCGTGGGCGACCGCACTGACCACAGCAGGGGCGCCACGAGTAATGCCAGAGATTGCGACGAACCCTACTGCGTCAGACTCGTAGCGGACAACCTCTGTATGGTCCGCGCCAGACTGTATAGTTAGCTTCATGGTCTGAAATCTCTATGTGCTGCGCGATAGGTGTTCGGCGGCTTGGGCGGATGGGATCATGGAGTTACGGGACTTGCGCCACGCCAATTCTGAAAACGTCGTCCATCTCATTGTTCGTCAGTCCTGAGCCGACGCGAAGCTGATTGATATACACCATGCCTCTGGTGAATTTATCGCAGTGGCTCCACATCACCTTCTGCGCAGGCGTTCCTGTTCCGGCGATCTGGTCAGCAAGGTCTTTGGCATCAACGCCAACAATGCCTCGGATATACGCATCCGCTGCGGCAAGCTTCGGTTGTCCGCCGACCGTAAGAATTCCGGTCATTAGCTGCCATTTGGAGAGGGTAATATCAGCGATGGGAATCGAAGGGTCTGGAATATCTGGAATATCAACGTCGGTGAATACTACGATCCTTCCGCGCGGAGTAATCCAGATGTGCTTGGGCTCTGGGACTGCTGCGGCAGACGCTTGACCTTCTGATGTGTCTGGGAAGTTTTGAATGGTCATTATTTTACGCCTTTGCTTGCAGGTTAAGATACCTTGGGATGATAAGCACAGATTCAGTATTTGCCGCAATCGTGATTACAGCCGACACTACGCGATTAGCGGCAAAGTCGATCGATGTCAAATCACCGTTGATGCCACTCGATATTCCTGCTAAAGCCCAGTGCGACCGCGTTACTATTTGTGCGTTCAATGCTCCTGTGTTTTGGATGATGACTTCGTAGTCCGAACAGGAAGAGGTGCCGAAAGCAAAGTCATGCATCAACGTCGTGTCCACATAAATTCTTGCCCGTTTTAATGACGCGGTGGCCTGGCCAAGTATCTTTATTCCTGCTTTCAAAATCCCGTTGTTCCCCATCGCTCCTGCGGCAAGCGAACAGGAAAGCATCGTGATATCTGCTGTTGCCTGAGTTATCCGTCCGCCTGCCGGATTAGCGAAGGCTGTTTTTTCTGTAGGGACTGCTGGCAATGCCCCCGGCGTTGGTGTAAAGCCGTTGTTATATACCGTGCCAGCAGTAGCAGACGACATCTGAAAATAAAACCAGCCAGCCACATTACCCAGCCCGCCTGCATTTGCCGGCAGGTAGCAGTAGCCGACTGGTATCACAAAACCCGTCATCACGGCCGCTGACAGCGTAAAGCCACCAGCCGTGCCAGTAAATAGCATTCCGTTTGCTCCACCGTCTCCGGCGAATAATACAAACGGCATACCGCATACCCATAGCGGAACTGGCGCGCCAATCGCAGCAAGCTCTGAGGCGAGGTTGGTTGATAGCGGCTTTGCGCCCTCTGTCATCGTCGCCAGGTACATCCGACCAGAGCCCTTCTCGACAATGACCTTGCCAGCGTCTTCAGGGCCAATAGATAGCGCAGCACGCTGAGCAGATGTAGCAACAATACAATCGCCAGGCAGTATGTTTGCGCTCGACGGGTTATCAATATGTCTCATATCACCAAGCCTTTACCCTGTGCGGGCGGTTTGCGTTGTTATTTCTGCGATGATTGGCGTCTGGACGCTTGCCAAAGTAGCGCTCGAATTCTGCGAGCCCGCCAGCAGCGCGCGGAGAATCTTGCCGCTCGTTGTCGGGGATTGAATACGCTTTGAACGTCACCCATCCATAGAGCTTCCGGTGATGCACAGACGAGATTTCTGGCTCATCATCAGCGTCGACCATCGCCGAAGTTGGCGTTATGAAAACCTCAAGCACTAAGTCCGCGTCCGTTTCCGCCAGTCGATTCAGCGTGAGCGACTTGTCGTCATGAATAAACGCAGTCGGCCTTGCCGTCTCTGTCCGCCACCCGATAAACAAGCGGTCCTGCTCATATCTGTCTGACGGAGAAAGCCAGTAGCTCGTGTCGCCCTCGACAATGCGCGCTGTACGCACCTCGAAAATCCCATCCGCCAATTCAAGTTCCATGTCGCCAGCAACAATAGGAATCGTCACCGTTTCGCGGATCAGGCACTTCCTGATGCTGGCCTCCTCTTCCGACTCTGAAAAGAGACGGGCGAGCAGTTCATCAGAAAACAGCGGAGGGGTGCCGGTGTCGCGGTTGTCCTCTCGCCATTCGGCGGTCATTTCACCGAGATTCATTCAAGAGGTCCGAACTGATGCAGCAGATTTACAGCATCAATGCGCAGGTTTTCTGCGGACTTGCGCCGGTCGATCTTCTGATTGAAATGGCGCTGCACGAATTCGGCAATCGCATCAACGCCCATTGTCTGAATGGATACAAGAAGGTCTTGTACCTGATCCTCTTCGGTTTCCTTTTTGTCTTTCTCGACGACCGTCTCGACGGCTTCTTGCTGCTCGCCTTGCTTGTCGTCTCCATTCGCGTAGGAGTCTGTGTGACGAAGCATTTTCAGCGCCGTGGCGTCTTGCACGAGCTTGGTCTGGCCTGCGGCCCATTCTCCGGTTCCATACGTCACATCGTTACGGTACGGGCGACGGCCAATGTAAGTGATTGCTTTCATGCGTCCTCTCTGGTGGATAGCTGACGAGCGGTTATTTGCCGCCCGTCAGAAAGCCGGTTTAGGCTTGGCCGCCCTGCAGCCCACGGACAACAACATCCATGATGCCGACCGCAGAATGGTTTGCACCGGCCACAGTCAGGATCAGATACGCATCCTTGGGCAGCTTGACGGGCCGAACAGCGGTATTATTAGCGGCAGTGCGCGCCAGAGACGCAGACGAAGTGCCAGCAACGATGAAATAATCATCATCCTGCGGAACACTCGTTGAATCGACGCCATCCACATACTGAAAGCCAAGCTTGTACGTCGTACTCGAAGCGAAGGCGTCAGAAATCAACACCAGAGCGTCGGTAAGCGTCACGCCGCCAGGGATAACCCCGAAGCGCACCACGTCGGCGATAGCTACCGCCGTCGACAAACTGGAATTGACGAATACGCCAGATGCGTTCGTCTCGAACGAATACACCTGCCCCCAATTGTTGCCGAACACGCCGGTATGCGACCGCTCTTGGCCGAGAAACTTCTTGGTAACTGTTGCCATTGTGATACCTCCTTAAACGCCGGCAAGACGGACAGCGGTATCAATCACCGCCACGCCGTAGTCCGTGTATTGTTTCTCGCTGCCGTGATCGACAAGGAATCGAATCTTTGAACGGCCTCCGATTTCGCCCGCGACGTACTCGCAACGGTTGCCGAAGTCAGTGATTTCCTCGGCGGTGAAATACGAGCCTTGGCTAACCCGGTGCTTACCGAATCCCTCCGCCAGCGCCTGACCGCCGAGCAGAATTGCGCGATCCACCGCGTAAGTGGTTCCGAAAGCCGCAGGGCAAAGGTCCGTCGATGTCTCGGTCGTCGAGGTGGTCGAAGCGCACCAGTTGATCGGGTTGCCGGCATAGAAGCGGATAGGCCGAGGCTGCTTCAGGATCAGGATGTTCCGCCACAGTAGCGCATTGCCCAGGAATACGGGGTGATTCTTCGCCGATTGGCCGCGTGAAATGGCGTTGGACTGGAGCGTGCGGAAGTTGGTTGATTTGACAAACGAGTCGTACTGCTCCGCAGAAACAAGCATCACGCGCAGCGGATCGTCGGCGGCCTGCTCGTCATTTTCAAATTCGACCCCTTGCAGCGGCAGAGTCATGCCATCAAGCCACGTGGCGATGCCGTCGACGACGTCGGTATTAAAAACGTCGGTCGTGGCAATGGTGATCTCATTGCCGCTGGCGGCCACTTGCTCAATACCAGATCCCGTCGACATGAAGTGGCGATTGCGAGTCGGGGCGCGAACGGTATTGACCATCACACTGGCGAATCGCGGATCGGCCGGAGTCGGAACGCACCACTCGACGTTATCGTGATACCCGCGAGCTCCGGCCAGATGCGTCAAGCACGCCTGGTCGCTGAATCGCTCGATGGCCGAAAGCGCCTGCGTTTGTGCCAGAGTCTTGAGCTGATGAGGAGTGCGCTGCTGCGACATTGCGCCGCCAGCGTCAATCGGGAAGCGCGCTTGATTGATACGCAACCGGTCGGTGTCGAAGCTCATTGCCGAGCCGTTACCTTGCGCGACCGCGTCACCCATAATCGGCACGGCCTTGATAGGGTTGATAAGGTCAAAAGTCACCTCGTCGCCAGCGCCACGGCTCAGTTCTTGAACGCGAACAATTGGCTTTTTGTTGGTCGAAGCCATACGGATGTTGCCGCTGGCATCTTCCTGTTTGCTCATTTTGCCGGCCATGCGATTCAGTCCGGTCTTGCGCTGCATCGCTGCGGCGAACAGGCCAATGGATTGGATTTTTACCTGCTGGTCCGATCCATAGGCAATATTGGTATTGCTCATGTGAAACTCCTTTGATTAGGAAATGCCCGCCATCGCGGCGGGGAATGCGGTTGTTGCTAAGAAACGATGGTGCGATTCATCAGCGCCAGGATTTTCTCGCGCGGCAAATCCATCATCTTGTCCTGCAGGGCTTGCGCCGACATGCCGGACATCGCTTGCACTTCGTCTGTCGCCGGAGATGCTGCCGACGGAATAGATGACATGCTTGTTGGCACTCTTGACTTGGCTCCGGCAATCGCCTTTTCTGCCGCTTCCTTTGCGGACCGTGACGCTTGCTGGCTTGTGGTTCCTTCAGGCTTGGTTTGATACATTGGAGCAAACGTCTTGACGGATTCGGCAAGCGCCTCGTGCATCGGGGCGCCTTCTGCAATCAGCGCGTTCCGGTATCGAACAACCTTGCCGATCGCATCCTGGTTTGCCAACGCAGACTGGCTGTCAAGGAATGGATAATCCTTGGCCGCCTGCGCAGCAACTGCATCGAGCGCCGATTGCGCTGCCGCTTCGCGCGCCCGCTGGTCCCTTGCCTCAAACTCTTTCGAGATTTCGGCGCGCGACTTACTTTGCGCGTCTTCAGCGATAAGCCGGTGCATGTCGGCAATGAGCCCTTTTA